TTCCCTAGCTTCCCTGCCATGGCTGAGGCCTTTGACAGCTCATCGCCTAGCGATTTGACATGCTTCTTCGCGCCATCTGCAGACGATGCCATTTTTTTCATGCCGGAGTCATCAATCTTTCCCGCTTGTTTCGATACCCTTGCCGCATCATTTGCCACGCTTTTCAGCGCTGCAGACACAGTGGCCAGCTTCCCCTCTGCGTTCTTAGTTTCTGCGACGATTTCCACCTTTATTTCTTTCTTTGGCATTTCTCCACCTCCTCCCGTTCCTGTTCAAAATTGCTGAAGAACGCTTCACGCTCCTCAATGATTTCCCGTTTCGTCTTTTTCTTCTCAAAAGGTTTCATCAAGGCAGCAGGTTTGACAGGCTTTTTAAGGTGCGGGCTCATGATATTCGCTACCCAATAGGCCCGTTCCCATCTTTCCGCCGTCTTTGCTTCCTGCCATGCCATGATCATGTCAAAGAACTCAAAAATAGAAAGCTTGTCGAATTCCCACGGCTTGAGCCGCAGAAAGCCAAACGCGGGCACCCTGACTTGATGGCACCATTCCACCATCGACATCAGGCCGTCCGCTTCTATTAGTTTTTTTCGGCTTCGATTTCCTTATCTTCACTAGGCGTCAGCTCTTCGGGGAAATACTGGTAATAAGCGGCTTTCCCCATGATCCCGGAGGATGCAATAGCCTTGAGCACACAATACTGGATATCTCCAAGGGCATACCCTGCGTCCATGGCTTTATCAATTTTATCCTCATAGTACTGTTCATTGTAAGTGCCATGTTGCCTCATTCCTACCATAAGCAACACAATCAGGCTTTTCAGACTGAGGCTACTTAAATTCTTCAGAATTTCCCCAATAGGCTGCTTCAGGATTTCCTCGACACGGCGAAGCCGCCCAATGTTAAACCAAATCTGCTGACCTTCGCCAAATGGCTCCATATCAATCTTTTTCATGCTTCTTTAGCTCCTATATAAATAGAAAAGGCGCGCAAATGCACGCCTTTCTCCTTATTGAATATTTTTATTTTCCAGGGACAGCGGGTTTCAGTTCAGACAGCGCACCATCGCCCTTGATCGTACCGGACAGAGTCGCCACATCATCATGAGGCGTAGAAAGACTGCATTCAGTTACGCTGCCCCACCCGGTTACATAGCTTTTATCCGGGTATTCAAACTTTACATTGACCTGTTTTCCTAACAGGAACGCCTCCTCAAGGAACTTTGCGCCTGTATCGTCTTTCAAATAGACGCTTTCAAGGTCGATCGACCAGGAGCGCAGTCCCGGAAGGGTAGACTTCCACCCGCCGGATGTTTTGTGGCTAGCGTCGATTTCATCCGCTTCACGAGAGAGGTCCCCACTGCGCTGTCCGCCAAGCAGCGTCCATGTGGGCACCGCTTCACTGGTCCCTGTATTCAAATAAATCAGATAGTCTTTACCCGCCGTAGCATTAGATGTGCCCTCGGCGCGAGTTGGGAAATTAGTAGCCATTATAAGACTCCTTTCTTTAACAATCATAGGTTACAACAAAATGAATCAATACGGCTCCGACATCAGGGCGCCCCTGTGCCATGCCATATATAACTTCTTTCACTAGGGAATCAACCACCGTGCCCGATAGGGTCCGATCATTGCTCAAGACGCGGATAATATCATCCGCAATGTTGTCTACCTCATTCGTACTGGATATGTCCATCACATAGATGCTAAAGGTGGCGGTAGCCGCTTTTGTGAATTTGTCGAGCCATTCGTAAGAAATGCGCTCGCAGGCAATAGTCCCCATCATTTCGCGGCCACGCGCTGCACCTGTGACGAGTTTCTGCCAATGTATTTTGGGAAATTGGTCCATGAGGAGCGAATAAAGAGCCTCCTCTACTGCCGTGCGCTTACTCATGAGCGATGCAGGGGGATAGAATAGCGCGCCCTGCCTCCCATGGCTCCGAAATCCTCAGCCGTCAAGGAAGAAATGATCCGATCCATTTCTGTGCGATACATCTTTAGCTTTTGGGCATATACATCCGAAGATTCAACACCATTAGCTCCGTTGAATGTCGTGGTGGGGTCTGTGCCTGCCTGCATTAAGCATCGGTTACAGCAAGCCGCGCACACCCCAA